AAGGGTTTTTCCACCCTCTACTATTAACGGTTGAGTTAATAATTCTTTAGCCTTTTCTTTACCAATACCACTTCTAATTATTTTATTTAAAACCGTACCACCAATAAGTTCTGTAACAAAATCAGCTGAACCACTTATATATAGACCTGCATTTTCGGTTACTCCTGCTAAAAATTCTTCATTAGTTCTTACCTTAAAGTCAGTCATACTTTTTACAGCCTGGACTCTTACCTCTTCAGCCTTTATAATATCCATCCATTCTTGTAATGGTTTAAAATAATTTTGTTTTAATATTCTTCTATTTACTTTATTTAATCCTATTTCTTGATATATATCAGAGAGGATTTCTAATCTAATATGGTCTGCTGCTGAAGATCCGTCTGGAAGTTTTATGTTTTTTTCTAATACATATTGATAACTTACTAATCCGAGTTCTGGTCTACCTGGTATTGTATATATATCAAGTTTAGTTATCTCATCAAACATAGATATAGTAGTATTCAACCCAAGTTGTGCTATTTCAGCTTGGCTTCGCTCTATCTTTTTTATAGGATCTTCCGCTTGCGCCTCTTGAACTTCTTCTGAATTCGAATCACCTTCTGTAGCTAATTTATATTGATCTTTTTCTATTTTATTTATCTCTTTTTTTATTTCTGCAATGGTTTTACCTTCAAATTTTTCTCCTCTTTGAACCTCTTGGCTTCCGCCCTCTCTTGATATTTGAGTTCTAAATACAGCATCTGCTTCCCTTTTTGCTTGTTCATCAAGTGTAGTATCAACCTTATTAATTGATTCAACTAATTTAGTAATTTCATCAAGAAATGGTTTCTCTCTATTAGCTACGAGAGATTTAGTCCAAGCTGGAATAAACTGCTGTCTAATGTTTTCTTGTCTAGCTATTCTAGTATTTAAATCCTCAACATTACTAGAGGGTTCACTTAATTTATAGTGGAACTGGGAGATGTCTGGTGTCTTAGGTGCGCTTCTCCCAGTTAGTAGATCTTTTAATGCGTTTGCTGTTGTCATGCTTTAATACCGATAAGAGGGTTTCCTTCTAAAGATTCACCTAATTTACCAAAAGCACTATAAGTACTTGAGAATTTATCAAGACCACCAGAGAGTTGAGCCAATAAACCTGGTCCTTTACGTTTAGGTATTTTATGGAATGCTGGTTTACCTTCGTGCCATCCTATCATAGAGGCATACTCTCGGATTATACCTTGTCTATGTACTGCATCTTGTTCTCCAAGTTTAGCTAAATTCCCATACAGCTGTGATTTCCTTGAAGCTAGTGTTTGCTCTACTGCTCTACCTGCTGTTCTAGCTGTTGATTCTCCACCTTTAGCAAAACCACCTGTTATTTTAGATGCGGCTTCCATTTGTAATTTAGCCATATCTGCAAAGGTTAATCCAATATATTCTAGTTGGTTTCTATATCTAGTAGAATCAGCTCTACTCAATCCTACTCGACGTCCAGCTTCTGAAATCTTTAAAGAAGCTCCGAAATTATCATACTCATTTCTGCCGCTAAACCAGTTTGATATAGCTTGGTTCTCAGCTGTAGGATCTTCCTTTGGCCCACCACCAAACATACTTGCTATAGATAATCCGGTCTGAGCTGCTCCTAAGAATTTACCTGCTGCTGCGGGTAACATAAATGCTGCCATTTTGAAAATTCAATAAATGTTACATTGTTAGGTCCGTAAGAAATTTTCCGCAAAAATTTGAACCCTAAGAATTTAAGCAGTTTTAAATGAACAGTATTTCGTTCATCTACTATATTATATAAATATTCCTCCGGTCTACTATCTACATATCGTTTCGCTTCTCTAGCGAATGTAATTGGATACTCATTAATTGCAGGTGTAGTGAGCATCCATATAGTGCCGTCTGGTTCTACGCCAGCCATACCAGCAGTCTTGCCGTTAGGCACTGTGAAGTACACGCAGGGGAGGTTGTAAGCTGCCCAAACTAGTCTTTCCATAGGATCTAGCCCGTGACCCTCTTCAACCTCTCTGCGGTCTTCTGGGCGTAAATTAGAGGCTACCTCTTTAGCAGCCTCCACAGTAATTGGGTGAATGTATTTAGACACGTTTATAATACTTAGGTGAATAATCTCCTTCCCATGTCATAGCTCTTAGAGTAGCAGGTGAAGGGTGTGTAGATTTAACGTTAATATCTACATTAGTATTCTTTTCATATACAGGTATAGCTCTTATCTCTTCTTCTAAATAAGGTGCATCAGATACTAGATATTCATCCATTGTAGTAGATTCATATACTTCATTATAAGCAGATTTACCTACTCTAGTAAGTGTAGTATCGTATAAACCTATCTTACCAAAGGATAGCTTCACTCTATGAATAGTTAATGAACCATTTATATCAGAAGCGAATCCTTTACCTTCTTGTCTGTTAACATAAATAGTAGGAAAGTCTACTTGATAATCATAAAGATAACCTATATTCAATGTAGCACTAGACCAATCTCCAGGTACTGTAAAATCATCTGTATTAACTACAGTACATTCTGCATATCTACCTTCTCTTGCTGTATTAGAATCTGAATCAACAATTACAAGTGTACCGTTAGGTGTAGTTACATCATCTATCCAATCAGACTGATTAGCAAAGGTAGTTAGATTAGTAGTAGCATCATATGTACCACTACTAACTGTCGTATAATTATCTAAGTGAAGTAAGTAATTAACAGAATCTTGGTCTATACTTATATCTCCATCAGCTTGTATAAGATTAACTGTTTGTAAGAAGTGATCTGTATCTAAGAAATAATAAGTATCATTAACTATAAAATGATATAGTAATGGATTGTTAAACTTCCATTTAAACCAAGAAGATTGTTCACGTTTATCTGCTATTGTAAAATATCTATATCCTATTAAAGTATCTGAACTCGTTTTACCAAATAATACTATACCATTTTCTCTAGAATTAGTAAGTAAATCTATATTCTTCTCTAATAAAGTAGGTACTATTTTACTTGTCTCAATTACCGCAGGTTCACCTTCTCGTTTTAGTTGGAATATTTCTTGGAAACGACTATACTTACCTGAGTTATCTATGAATCCTGAAGAGGTACCTAAAGAAATTGGTGGTATATCAGTATTATAATTATATTGAGCTATACTTTTAACCTTAGCTGTATCAGGAGTAAACGTAGTATCATCTGAAGCTAATAAAAATTGATGGTTAGAACTAAATAATAATAATCCTGTGTTAGTTTCTAATCCATTGAATAAATCAGAGGGTAATGTAGAGCTACTAGCTATATCTATAGGATCATCTGCACTAGTTGTTAAAGCTGTATAAGCCCAGAAATCAGGTTTATCTGCAGTACCAGGTCGTGAACAAATTACATATTGTTTAGATAAAAAGACTATTCTATTCCTAAAGAATAATACTTGATTAATAGGATTACCATTAAATCTAGGTATAGGATTAGTGGTAGCATCTCCTACTTCTCTATCTGCATAATCAAATTGTCTAACAGTAAAGGTAGCTACTTCAGTTGATGTACCTGCATTAGCTATACTTGTTCTTTGTATAACATGAGGCATAGTTGCATCATCAAACCCTAATACTATTCCAGGTTCAGCACATTCTTCCCATGCACCAGGTCCGTCTCTATCATTATCTCCTGCAAATTTAACATAGTAATCATCTTCATCTGACATTCTAGCATTAGCTATCTTAACTATATAACCATGTTTACATTGTATAGGTAATTCAGTTACATTATTAACAGTGCTTTGCATTGTTCTCATTAAATCATTATCAACTACTTCTACACTAAATGAAGAAGATCTAGTTAAATAAAGACCAGTACCTATAACTGTTGCTGTAATACCTGTACTAGTTAATTCTGAAACTATTCCGCCTAATATTGTATCTGAAGTAACAGCTGTATCAGCATCGAATGGGGTTGGCTCAGGTCTTACTAAAGCTACGTCTGCTTTAACTGTAGTAGATTCATGTTTTTGAACCTCTACAGTATACCAATAAGTACTTTGTGCTGTAGTTAGATTGACTCTTACTTTATCACCAGTTACCCAGCCTTCTCCTCCATGTAATAATTCAATACGTCTACTATATGAACATCTAAACCCACCAGCATCAGACACTTCATCATCTTGATCACTATTACCTTGTTGTCCTAATGCAGTTATTCTAAATATTAAGTTCTCTTTTCCAGTTGTTAGTACATTATTAGAGTCATCTTTAACCCACTCTATTTCACTACCATATGAACTAGCAGCTGTTACAGCGAATACTTGTGTACCAATACCTGGACAATGACCAGTACCATTACCTTCTGCTAAGTTATCATTAGTAATACTAACTCTAGTAGCTCTATTAACAGTTACACCAGGAGTATTGTTACTGTATATATTTAATCCATATTGTCTACCATTCTCTGTTCTAAGTAAATCTACAAATGCAAAATGTGTATCAGGTCTAGCAGTAGTAGTACCTGTAGTACCTACATTAGTATCTCTATTAGTAACAAAGGTAGTATCATTAATAGTTAGAAATTGTAAATTCTCAGGATCAGTAGTAGATAGATAGGTTTTAATAGCAGTTTCTCCACCAGTACCATAAGCAATAGTTTGTTCAGCTCCAGCATTATCTCCTTCTGCTTTCCATATTCTAGGTGTACCATCAGCTGCTATCTGTCCTATATAACTACCTTCTTCTCCATCTCTATGGTAATGAAAGTATGAACCACCAGATTGTACATTAGCTAACTTAGATGTTCCTACTCTCTTAGAACCAGGTCGTTTATATAATCCAAGTACTATATCAGGAATAGCATTGAGACAATCTTTTACTTGACCTGGTTTCTTTAATTGATCTGGTTGTTGTGATATACCACCAGCATAACTTTGTACTGTTTGTCTAATACTAGCCATTATCTTCTAAGTCCTCTCCATGGTTGATAGGTAGTATAGCTAGAATCTTCTGGGAACCCAAACATAGTAGGATTACCTTGATTACACTCATACTCCATACAAGCAGCTCTAGCGAAGGCTTCTTGTGTACTTAATAGTTTAACTAAATCAGCATTAGCTACTAGCTGAGTAGCTGCTTGTCTAGATGCTCTATAAGTTATATATCTTTTGAATACAGTAGGTAAGTCTTCAAAAGAAAATAGTCTAATAATATCTAAGTTTATATCTGTATGATCAGACCAGTCATCAGTGTGATCATATTTATCATATAAGTATCCATTCCTTCTTACTACATCATATGATCTTTTCCTCCATCCTTCTGTTACATCCATCTTTAAGACATCATTACCAATAGCTATCTTCCCAGTTGTAGCATCAGGTGTATATGTGACATGCTTTTCTGCATTGAAGTGCCAGCCTTCTGCCTGTACATCAACGTTAGCATCTCTTAATAAATTATATATAAACTGTACTTCTGGATTATCAAAAACTAAAGAAGTTACTGGTGACTGACCAATAGCTCCCAGTATAGCATTCACAGCGGATAGTTCGGTATCGGTGTCAGTTGTCGTGGTCGCCATAGGTTAATATTTATGAATAAAAAAAAGGAGGGCGTGGAAACCCTCCCGTATGTTGGTTGAAATTATAAGCTTAAGTGAAGCTTGCGTTAGAAACAGCAGTGTTGTTCCAGTTAGAGGATACGTCAATTCCAGCTACGAGCTC